ATGAGAGGCGCCACTAGAACCGTACTCTGAACGGGTGATTCCAGTAAAGGATGTGGCTGTTTTGCCTGTATAACTAATTAATTCTTTACCAATCAGAATCGTACCAGCGGATGCAAAGTTAGCGGTTGAGGCTACAACAATAGCCGCCGTTGAACTTGAGTTTGGTATGGCGTTAGTCAAGGTTGTAAAACCGTCTTGAGAAAATGCACCGTTTGGGAACTGTAATAAGCCTCCACCAGCAGGAGATAGCAGCGATGCTAGCCCGTTATCAATTTGGTTAAAGTACAGACGTAGGGCATTAGTAAGCTGGTCAATGTATTGCTGGCGATAGTCTACTGGCGCTACCAGTAAGTTAGGCGCTTTTGGTGGGCGAAGCGGGGCATTTCGTGGAAGTGTCATCTTCTGCCGTCTGGTCGAATATCAATTCGGGGGGTACCTAGCTGCCAAGCCACACCAAGGGTAGTTGACTCAATCCTAAAGCTCATCTGGCGAGCCCGTAAGCGGGTATAGACCTGACCATCAAACTCTTGCACGTCATAAGTGCCACGGCTTGTATAGTTCTGGGTGCTAGATACTTGTGGATTATCCGCAGTGCCATAAGGCGCACCAGAGTTTCTGCGAGGGCGTACCGTCATTGTTACGTGGGGTTGGTTTACGTTAGAGCCGTTAAAGGTCAAGTCAGGCAATATGCGCCAGACAAACCCAAAGTTATGCCCGTCACCAATGTCAAAGTCGGACGACTGGATATATGCCTCAATCGGTACTGGGGTTAACCCTGATACATCATCCACTGCGGCTTCGTGATATAGGATGCGGTTATTAACGCCGTCGGCTGCCATTGGGTATTGACGCAAACCAGAGTCTAACCAAGCGGTGCGGTTCATTGTGCCGTAAGCCCATGTCCGCTCAAGGTAGTTGTAAATAATATAGCTATCTACCACATTACTGTTTTGTGAACAGTAGAACCACCATACTTCGCTGTACGCTTCATTAGAACCAGCAAAAACTTGGAAAGCTTGGTCTTTATTAATATCGTCAAAAATGAACTGCCAAATCGCACATGGTAACGTTTCCACACGACCTGAATACATAAAGAACTTATCCGTTCCCATCCAATAGGTAATGTTATTAATGGTTATTGCCGAGTTAGGCGACATAACTGTGATGTTGTCCTGCAACAATTGGAAGCCCCAGATGTAGGGTGGCCCAAGATACTGCATAGAATAGATAGCTGCATCAGACCAAACTAAGATCTCCTGACGGGTTGAACGGGCAAGAATAATAGTTGAGCCAATATTTAGGCGGTATTCGCCTGACTGATTAGTAGCGTCTGGCACCCATAAGAATGGGTTTTCTTGATCTGACCAGCGAACTAAAAGAGGGTCAAACGTACTATTTGGGTTAGTTGGATCATAAGGGTTTGAGCCAAAAGCAATTACAAAGCGCTGAATTGCCGAGCCAATAATCTGATTGGTTTGGTTTGGAACAAAGTCTTTATAGGTATATGCAGTGCCAGGAACCGTTGCACCAGAAGCCAAGGTACTTAGTTCTACAGCCCGTGCGGATATGCCAGCTGATGCATCCCAGTAGTAAATAGCACCACCACGAGGAGCAATAATTAAATCTTCGCCAAAGTTGTCATTAGTCCACAAACGGAGCTGTTGTCCAATACCTACAGAAGCGGCAGTACCCCAACCACGCACGGGAGCCACAGGCGTAGATACCACAACAGTTCCACCAGAAGCCGCAGTTGAAGTTGTTACGTATGTATTTACTGGACCAGGAGCTTGTCCAATTACCGTAGAGATAGTGTAAGTACTTGAGCTTGTTACGGTTACTACAAATGATTTTTGCAACACTAGTCGGTTTATACCGCAGGCATCAGCGGAAATACTAGAAAAATATACGTAGTCTCCAGACGTTAGACCATGCGCTGTTTGAGTAACAGTAAGAACCGAAACGCCAATACCAGCGGCTGTAAACGGGTTAGTAAGCGTGGTGTTAACAAAGGAAGGCCAAGTACCAGCACCCCAGCCGTTACCCGTAACAAATACGTCCAATCCTGTATTGATTTGGAACGCCATGGTAATCGTATTGCCACCACCAGCCGCTACGTTAGAAGTTGCTGCGGAATTGACTGTAAACGTGAAGGTATCAAGATCTACATAGGTGATCTGGTGTTCGGCATTAAGCTCGGTTGCTGATATACCACCTACAGCATTAGCACCAGAAATGGTTACAAAATCATTATTAATACCGCCGTAGTTTACGTAGTTAATAGTAACTACATTAGATCCATTGGTAGTAGATATACAGTTTGCTGTACTTGGTGAAGAGGAATTTGTAAACGTGACACGAATAGGGGTTACGTCGTTGTACTCGCCACCTTGCTCAATATAGTATTTAAGATTTGTGCCGATTCCTAAAAGGTTAGCGCCATTTAACGTAACCCAGTTCCACATTGCACGGCATACGCCTTGAAAAGTATCGCTTGATAAACGGATCCAGCCGCCAATCTTTTCAGGAAAGCCAGAACGAAAGCGTACTTTATCGCAAGCATACCAGCCACCCTCGTTGGAGTAATCAGTACCTTCTCGGTTTACGCCTGGTCTAAATTGAAGTTTTTGTAATGGCATACGGGTTTACCCTAGGATAAAAATAAGGCACGTTCATCGTTTCTACGAGTGACTAAGCCTTTCAGTACTTTACCGCCAGCTAGCGTATATTTCAAGAACTCTTCTGCCGCCCCTTCCATATCGCCCCGAATAACCTTCTGACGGAGCGTTGAGCGCTGTAGTGTTCCAAGACCAACGTTAAAGCTAAAGCTAACAAGAGCATCGAACTGACCTTGAGTGAGCTTGACAGGACAGTAGCGTTCAACACCTCGTTCAAAGCGGTTAAGATCGTCTCGAAGAATCCCATCTACTTCCTCCATGGAAAAGGTACGGTCATCTTTATATTCCAGTGGGTAGGCATCCCGCTCGTCTATCTTTAAAGCACCCTGGCGTGGATATAGCACATGACCTACCCCAATCGTCCACAACTTAGCTGGACAGCGGTATGGCTTCTGGCGAACACCCTCATGGTGTTTAATCATTTTGATGGCTTTATCGCTTACGTTCACTTCTTAAATGCCTGTGTGCCGAACCAGAACGCAATAATGGAAGCCAGAATCTGCATCTCTTGGTCATCAAAAATCATAGGCACTGCCTCAGCAAAAGCAGACCCAGTAGACCACGCCCACCAGATAGACGAGATGTCCACAACGATAAGCAAGAATACAAACAAGTAAGTCACCATAGGACGTACCGAGGCACGGAGATTAATAACCCACTGGCTAGCGCCTTTGCCAATCTCAATATCGTGAGAGTACATAGCGGTGCGTTCTTGGGCTTGGGTCTCCATTGCAACCTGCTCTGTCTTAATCTCTTCTACACGGGCTTGAGCTGCATAGCCAGCTTCTAGGAGTTTAAGTTCTCGCTCCATTTGCATGGCAGCCAAAGCAAGCTCATGCTTCTTATCGCCTTTGTCTTGGAAGAAATCTAGTAGTTTAGGCAGACCCCCCATGAGGAAGGACAGCGCTGTAGATATTAATGTAAGCATTATTTTTTAGACCCCCATACCATGTAATAAGCAATCCAGGCTGCTACCATAAAGCACCAGAACTGCACCCATTTAACCTTTGCCAACTCTGCGTCAAAGTACTTCTTGTCTTCTTTCTCAAGCCGTTCAATTTCGGTCTTGATGTCTAGCACCTTCTGCCACTCTTTAGTGCCGTACTGCTTGATAAAATCTATCCTTAGTTTGTACTCTTCATCCGATATTTTCTTACGGTGCCGATACTCTTCAAGGGCTTTAAATATTGCCCGTTCCTTCTTTAATTCTGCTTCTCTGCGCTCACGAATCTTGGCGTTTGCCCGTTCCTTCGCTAAATCTACTGCTTCCTTCTGAACATCCTCGATGTTCTTGCCAATCTCTTTGCCAGCCTCTCGACCAGTCTTAAACCCTTCGCTGATCCCTTTGGCACCAGCCGCTAACCCCAGTTCGTCTGACATATTTCATCTTAAGTCTTCATAATGTACGCAAGAGCGTAGTAGGGTGGCAAGTTTTGATTTGTACCACTTGTACCAGTAGTACTTACTG